ATTTCGTTCGAGTCCAATAACTGCATCGCTAAGTTGAGCGATTGCCGCACTTCCTCTAAGTTGTCCGAGTGTAACACGTGCACCTTCTTCATGGTTTTGATCGGATGATCCCCGTTTTAAATGTGATACTAAAAATAATGATATGCCAGTTCGCTCAACTAATGAACGCAAGCGTGTCATTGTTTGATCAATCATGCGACGTTCATCACCATCAAGACCACTCATTAGAATAGATAAGTGATCAAGAAATATAATCTTACAATCAAGACCTGAAGCTAAGTATTCTATCCTGTTGTAAATAATATCAGGATCAAAACTACCAAACCCATCAAAAAGATAAAGGTTCCATTTATTAATACTTGAGTCAAATGCTTTTGTAAGTTCATCGTGAGTATGTTCGCCTAATGCTAAGTTCTTGCCTACATAAGCAGACATCAAGCCTAAAGCTGTACGGCGGTTTGACTCTTCAAGTGCCAAGTATCCAACCCGTTCTCCGTTCGATAACAAGTGAGAAGCCAAGTCTCTACAGACGGACGACTTCCCTTGGCCTGATCCTGAAGTAATTGTGACAAGTTCTCCGCGCCGAATCCCGTGAAGCTTTGATTGAAGTCCTTGAAATGGATAGTCATAATCAGCTGGTGGTTGTGGTGTGGTAACTAATTCAAGCAAAGATTTGGCATCTACAATACCATCAGGTCTGAATTCCTTACGTTTATAGAATGCATCATCGATAGCCTTGTAATCACTAGCCTGTAGTGCGTCTGAAAGGTCCTTGTAAGCCTCTAGACGGGCGATGTAAGCCTTACCAGGTGGTAATACACTAGCAGCCTCTTCAGCAGCCTTCTGACCTGGTTCATCAGAATCAAACCAAAGTAGGATCTCTTCATAACCTTGAAGAAACTCCAAGTTCTTTTGCATTGCTTTCTTGGCTCCTGCTGCACCACTAGGTAATGATACTACAGGCCAAGTTGGGTATAGTTCTGCATACGACACACAATCTAACTCACCTTCTGTAATAATTATGCGCTTACCACTTCTGCTCCATAAATGTTGAGCAAAGAATGTACCAGGTGATTCTCCTTCGTAAGTAAATTGTTTGTCTTTGGTTTTAATCTTAGCACCTTTTACAATGCCAGATGGATCGTGATAGTAAAACCTTAACTTGTCCCCATCACGATACACTTTAAATTTTTCACAAGTCTTTTCACTGATCTTGCGTTTCTGCAACCGTTCGGCTGAGCCTTTGATCTGCACAATAGAGTTAGTGTGAATGTGTGTTGTTATTGTTTGTCCATCAGTGTAAGTATGGCATACAAAACAATAGCCATGGCCATCTGTATAAATACTATTACCATCAGATGAGCCACAACTATTACATGGTGCATGTCTTACAAACTCAGATGAGCCAGTCGATTGGGATATTTTGGAATGATGTCCAGGGTATGTTGTGTTTTTCACACCATTTTGCGTATGTCGTCTTTGATCCTTTACTAATTTTATTGTAGGGTGCTTGGAAGACCATACGTAAATCAAGTTCAGGGTGTTGCTCTTTTACGTTCTTGATCTTACGTCTATCTGCAGGCTCCCAATATCCTTTACATTCTAAATATATTCCATTTGGTAATATAAAATCAGGAGTGTAAATATGTTGGATGACGTATGGAACCTTTTCAGTTTCATATTCATATTTGACACCCAACTCACACATAAGATCAGCAACTTTCTCTTCAAGTCCTGATCGGAATGCCATTAAAAGTCATCATCCTCTACTGTTTCAGATGGATCTGATGGTGTTACGTTCGGCTCACTAGCCTTAAACCCTTCAGTCTTACCAAAAAGTGCTGCAACGTCTTCTGTAGACATATCACCAGTATCTACACCAGCTGATGCGTTGAGAGACACCAGTTGTACACCAACCAATTTAAGGCTTGTTCCATATGTAACTCCATCACGGAGGATATACGGCTTCTGATAGAACGCAAGCTTAACACGACTACCAGCATACAAAGGTGTATTATCATCAGTAATATGCGTCCCTTCAGTATCGACAACAGGTGGGCGAGAATCTTCATTCCAAGAGAATTTAACTTTATATTGTCCTTCAGTTACTTCTTCCCAAGGTTCTGGCTTAAGTGTAGAACGCTTAGGATTTTTTAGTTTAGTCTCAGCCCACTTAAGGGATTCAACACGATCATCTTCTAGTACATCAACCATTGATTGATCAACTAGGGCAGAAAGTGAATAACCAAATTTACTTGGTTTCAGTACAGCTTGATAACCTTCAAGGACTACAGGCTGTTCGGTTTTGTGGATTGTACGTGGCATTGTTCAACAGAAAAAATAAGTGGAATCAATTACGGAGCTAGGTTCTAGATCTCCAATAATCGGTGGTTCAGTCTCCGCGCCTATCTGGTCAGCGAAGTCTTGCAAGTAACTGTGCTCTGCAAAGAGGTGCATATATGTTTCTCGTACAATTGCACTGAGAACAGACATGTCGGTAGCACGACACAATACAGAATCATGAATGAGAGCGAGCGGTGCATTGAAAGCCAATGCGCTGAAGTGAAGCAAGGAAGCATCGAGTGAATGTATTAAGTTAGGTGCTGTTGCATTTTTGTGGTGTTGTTTATCAACCTTGTCATCTTGTGTAGCAACCCTTAATTGACAACGACCAAGTAACTGTAACTCAATTTGAATTGTTTTTTTCTTCATGAGTTTTTGAGTGACAACAAAACCAGATGGTGTAGACCATGTTAGTTCTGTTTTACCCAAGTCAATTGCTTTAGCAACCTCATCTTCAATCCAACTCATGACAGCCATAGGACCAGGTACGACCTCATCCATAGCATCCCTAACAGCGATGACAGTTTTTGTCAAGTCATCTTTATCAATCTCAATGCCTTTTTCAAGTAGTGCGTCCCTGATGTACCCACGGTTACTGAAAGGCTTTGCATTATATGGTACGGTCATCACTACTCTTTTGACCACCTTTCTATCCATATGATTACGAATAGAACTAGGACAAAAAGGAGTAGCAGTTTTAGCTACGACAGCATAAGCATCCTGTGGTTTATCAGACGGTAATACGTTAACAAGACTAGCAGTATTTTTGTCTTTAGCGAGACCTGCTAGTATCTGTAACCCGCTACAAGTAGCATCTGTAGCTACAGGCAAGCTTGTAAAATGACGATCACACTTAAGCACACAATGATAATACTCATCACATGCTGAAAGAAATTGCCATGGTTCATTAGCTGCTTCCCATTCGTGAATGTGTAAGACAGGATCACTAGCGACACAAGATATAAGATGAGTATTATTCTTTACCCAATCTAATCTTTCTTGCATAGTAGCTTTATCTAGACCATAAGTAGTAGCTACTTGAAATGCTAACCAGTCTTCAGCTTCAGGAGTCATGTAAGCTGGTTCAGCAAAAGACAATAAACTTTTTCCAAAGTCCGTGTCTTGTGGTGTTAAGAATGCAGGGATTGGGTAAGCTCTACCTCTGTAATCAAAAGACCAAGGAATAAAGAATTTATCTTTACTCTTAAATCTTTGTACAGCTTCCATTGTCATTCTTGTTCTACATGACTTTTTAAACTCTTGAGCTTGTAGATTGTAAACTTCAGCAGCTTGTCTATTATAATTATGACGAGCTTCTTTATTAGTTTCTATATCTACAGGTTTAGGAGGTAAGTCATGATGAATAATAGGGAGAAACTTACCGACAGCTCGTTCCAATCTATCTAGTTCTTCCGCTACACCCACAGTAAAGGGATTTAGACGGTAAGCAACCTTCTGAATTCGATTCAAGAACTCAATAGGTCTGTCTCCCTGTATACGTAAGGGGTTACCGCGACGCACCATAGAATGACCACGCATCACCTCATTTAGGATGTAACCGCCACATTTTTCATGTGTCCAGTCATTCGGTTCGATGAGCATTGGCCAAGCAAGTGGGCTGAATAACTCAGCATCACGCATTACTGCGTCCTTGATCTCAAGAAATTCTGGAGTTGGTACAATATATTGGACAGTTTTTCTGCCTTCTCGTTGTAGGTCTGTTGTGAACCACTTGCTACTTTGCATGATGCAGTCAAGTAACCAGCCTCCAAGTTTAATGCGATTAGCTCTGCCCCATGCATTCCATTGTTTAACTTCATAGCGATTCATTAAAGTACGAATCACAACTATTTTTTGTTGTGTACCTATTGAACGATGCCAATAGTTTTCCTTTAGTGTGTGTAGTAAGCCTGGTGCATGTTTTTCGTAGTGTCTCATTTGACACTCTTGTTCAACAGCAAGACCAATAGAATCACACACATTAACTGCTTCATTGCTTCTGTCTTTATATGAAAAGACTTTATCAAACGTTAGTTTAACAGCTAAAGCAGCAGCAGCAAGAGGTTCAACATCAGCAAGATACTGGTGTATATCTTTAAATGCTTTGCCTGCTTGACCTTTTTTTAGCCTAGTCGTAGTGCCTTCAATACGTGCAACCACAAGAGGCAGCAAGGTATCAATAGAAGCAGCTCCGTATACAGTAGCTGACGCATAGGATTTACTTTCTAAGTCGTAAGTGTTCTTATGTAGACGCTTAAGACCTTGTGAAATAGCATCTCGCTCAAGCTGGATCTGTTCGTCTATCTGTGCTGGTGTCGGCAAATAAGTCCTCCGTAACTGCGTCCTTGATGAATGTGTAGCATTGTGCTAGCTCAGGATAGTCCTCACTAAATTCTTCAAATTGTTCAATCGTAATTAGGCTCATCTGTTATGGTAGAAAAAGAATGTAGTTGATCTCCAGTGCAGACAACAAATTCGTTGCCGCTATGCATTAGTTTTTTGATCTTGCTCTCAGCAGCATGTTGTTTTTGATAAACGTGCTCTTTGATTTTACCTTTTGATGTTGTTTCTCGAATGATACAACATATTGAACTAGGTAATTCCCAGCCACTTAGTTTCCAGTCAGCAAACTCTTCAAACGTTGGAGCATAAAGAAACTCATCAGGAACTTCTTTCCATTGCTTCCAGTTGTTTGGTAAATAAGGTTTCTTACCACTCATCATTGTCTAAATAAACATCTTTTAAGTATTCAGAACCACCGGCCAATTCAGTTGCTGACCATATAGCGTGCTCTGAATTGGGTGCTAGTAACCACTGCACCTGGTTGTCTGTTGTAACATAACGCCAGATCTTAAGAGTCTGTTTTTTTAGCATTAGATTTACGAGTAGTAGTTGATACAGGCTTGGTGAATGTGTCACGTTTAGCTAACTCTTCATAGATTGGTGTCCACTTATGATTGGGATAGTGATGAAGAAAACATAAGATAGCATTCTTGATGAAGTAATCATCATCTAACGATTTAGCTTGCATGATTAAAGGATGTCGTTGGGTTTGATGTACTGTGCTTTGAGAGCCTCTGTACGCTCTTTTAGTTTCTTTAGTTGTCTTTGTACCCACAGCGTTTGAAAGCCTGCTGTAGGGGCATGTGGACGTGTCTCAGGTGTCATTGTTTACTTCTTTTTTTAGAATGTCTAATCGTTTGAGAATTAGAAGGTATTCAGCATCAGATGCTCTACCTCGTTTACAAAACAATCTGTAGATGTCATCGCGGATAACATCAATGTATTGTTCAGTCATTTCTTACCGTAGTAGCGTGAGGTGATACGATTGGAACGTTGAAATACTGTTGCCGTGGCAAATAAGCCTAACATTCCGACAACAGCTAGGATGATAGTGGTTTCAGTAGGCATTAGCCAGCATCTCCAGTAATAAAACAAAGGTGTTCATAAATTGAAATATCTAGATTATCAAACACCCAAGAAAGAACTGATTCTTTTTGTGATGTTGTGACTAGATGTTCTAGTTCTTCAATGGATGTGGTTTCAGTTGGCATCAAACATCTCCTGATGTAGGTCTAGATTTTGTTCTTTGTATTCACGAGTGAGACGTAATATCTCCTCACGACACCAATCAACTTGACGGGCGTGGTGATACATTTGCTCACGCAATCCTGCTTGTTTGTGATTACGTTCTGTTATTGTCATTTGTTATTTAGAAGTAGCGATTTTTTCAGAGGTTTCACATAGGAAACCAGAAGGAAAGATAGACTTCATATCATCAATTACAAAATCTTCAAGTGGAGTATCACCATGTAGGAAGACATCCATTAAATCAAGCGCATTGATTACAGCAGTCCACTCTTTTTTAGTAAGAATGAGGTGATGATTGATTGTTTGAGTTGGCATTAGTTAAAACTGCGTCCTTGATGAATGTGTTGTGTATGTGATAATCCCCCAATATTTATATTAGTAATACTGAGGGATTACGATTAGTTAATAATAACTATTAATTAGTGAGTTAGTAATAACTAACACTAAAAGTCACGCTTGAAGAAATAATACTCTGAATCATGATAGATTGCAAAGTAATCATATTGCACTGTTTGATGCCATACTAATTCCCAATCGATTGCAGTCTGTAGGAATACTGGCAGCAAGTCAATTGACTCAGCATAGATATCACTCAGCAAGTCCTCACAAAATGTTGACTCGTCACGATAACAACCAGAGTAAGCATCATCTAAGTTTTCCTCAGTGTCGATACCATAACCCTCAAGCTCTTGAATGATAGTGTTAACTTTAGACACGCTGTCAATGTCAAACATCTCCGAGATGCGTTGTTGCATGTTAGTGATAGTTTTTTCAATCATTAAAGTTTTTGGAACATCAGTATTAGGTGGAAAACGATTTGCAATGTATGCATCACGTTCTGAACCAGTGAGTAGAATAGTGTTGTTAGACATAGTGTTGTGAATGTGTTGTTTGATTAAAGACAAAGATTAACCAACGACAGTTGTTCGATTGCCCTTACAGTATGCATTGACAAACTTACCAAAGGATGTAATCTCTCCAAAGAAGACATCAACAATTGCTTCTTCGCTTACATTATCATAAAGATAAGTCTTAGCATTGTTCTTGAATTGCACCATTACTTGATTAGTAGATGGGTTCAAAAGAATGTTACGAACAGTAGAAGATTCGATTGTGTTAGGCTTGAAAAACATGATGATAAGGTGAATGAATAGTTAGTTGGAAGTGTTAAACTTAGACAGCAAAGTAAACTTTGTTAACGTCAAACACAAGTGAACTTGTAACGTTGTTGCTGTTTACACAGTTACGGTTAAACCAGAAACCAAGAGATATAGACTTGTTCAACTCAAGGTTAAGCAATGCACGACGTGATACATTGTAATATGTGTAGAACTTACCATCCTTAAGTTGTACATCACACGTGCCGCGAAGTACATTGGTGCGGATGTAGCTGATGAATGAAGATGATTGATAGGTGAGCATTGTGTATGTGAAATAAGGTGGATATGGCGACGAAATCGTCACCTAATGTAGTGATGAACACTACAGAGAGGATATGGCGACGAAGTCGTCACCTATTTATCCTCAGTGTAATGATCAGCCGTATGTAGACATGAAGTCAGACAATGTGAAGATGTCGTCAGTCTCTGTTCTAGATATTAGCTCAGCGTGAGATAGTTTGGAGATGTCTGCACGATAGTCAGCAGGTGACATATCAACGTCAGGATCAAAGTCATCATGACATAGGAACTCATACTCGGCAGATAATGCATCGACAAGCTGTTGATGGGAATAGTCAATTGGAAGTGTTTGCATGAATTAATGATAGCAGATGAAGGGATGGAAGTCAAGTGGTAGTGGACAGTTTAGTCATTGTCTGAGATGTTCCAATTGTTTGACTCAACACGCTCAATCAATCCATCACGAATCGCTTGACGATAGTGATACTCACGTTGCAGTTGCTCGTGATATTTCTTTGTAGCTAAGGCGATAAGTTGTTCTTTGTTCATTGTGTTACTCATAATCCCATCATGAACTCGTTAAGTTCTTCACGATACTGCTCTTCAGTATCAAACTGTCTACCATGAATAACACATGGAAATGTTTTCTTTGTTGACACAGTTTGTGTGTCTTTGATGTCATAACCGCTATCAAGCAAGTTGTTCACGTAAGGGTTGTTTGTTTTCATACTGTTATTATGGCATGGATTGGCGGGAAAGTCAAGCGTTGGTGGACAGTTGTAATATTGGTTCACAATGGCTGATAGTATGTATGTTCTACTGACTCACTGATTTCATGATGTTGAATCCCGTTAATCTTACTAGGTTTGTTACGCTTACCCTTTGGCACTTTGTTACACCATAGCAATGTCTTCATAGGTTTACTGTTGAGCGTGAATGTGACGTTACTTAGTTTCATTACTCAAACTCCCATAAGTTCAGACTTAGCATCATCTTTAATTAACTCTAACTCATCGACAACATCATCGACATAATGCTCTGCAATGTTACGCCAGTCAATCTCACTAATTGCAGCGTTTAACATATCATGAATGAAACCATATTGTGAAGCTG